CACCATAACCATAATACAAAATGTCAATGGTTCCATCGCTGTTGATGTTGGTGCGTAGCGTAAAGCGTGGAGATTCGTACCATGTGTATGAATCTGGATTAACAACGACCATTGAAGAATCGCCATCAGCTGTTGTTGTACCAGCGTTACCAAATGAGCGCGATACATAAAGATTCAGACCCGGTGAAACTACACCGCGCAATGAATCTCCGCGAACATTTCCAGCTGCATTTGATGGCTGAGCTGCATTGTAAAGTGGTGCTCCATTGTCGTTGTATCCCATGATGTTGCCCCATTGAGTTGGTGAAACGATCAATGAGCGAGCAAAACCAAGTGATGAGCCATAAACAGCTGCGGCTGCCTTGGATGTGTATCCAAGGAATCCGGTTGCTGAATTTGCTGTTTGTGCTGTCGTGGTAGTAACTGCCGCTTGCATTGCAGCCAAAACATATTCATCAGTTTCTTTTGCATAAGCAAATTCAAGATTTTGAAGGAGCGCGGTAAGGTACTCAGGCCGTGATCTATCAATGAGCTCAACAGTAGATATGGCTCTACCTTTAAATGAATCAACTGATACTGACAAAAATGTCGCTGATAGTGACGATTCTGTAATTGCAGTATTTTCTGCAATTGCGGCAACTGTTGGCACAGCTGTAACTTTTGGCAATTCAAATGTCATGCCTTCGGCCACTAAAGTTTCGCGACTAATGCCATCGATTGTGCCTCTATCCGCATTTGCTAACGCATTGATTACCTGTGTGCTTTGTGGTGTTGGGATCATGCCCGGTGCTGTTGATGTTGTGTTATCGGCAGCCTTTACATACTGGCGTGAATCCTCATCGTGCAAAACGCTTGCCTTTAAGTAATGCTCAAGATAAGAAACCTTATCGATGATTGGTGAGCGTGGTGATGTGTAATAAGCTGGTCGTGATGCCTGTACGGGTTCGACTGCTGGAGCTGCTACCGGTTCAACGGCAGGAGCGGTATTTTCGGTAGTGTTATCCACTTTGTCTCCTTCATTTGGGTTTGTTGTATCTGTAACTGTTTCAGTTTCAGAATCTTCAGATGCGGCTACCTCACTCACACGAGCTGATCGAACAGCCGGCTCAGTAACCAATGCAACAGCTGTGAGCTGTCCATTCAAAACTTTCATTGTGCCATCTTTTTGCATTTCATAATTATCTACGGCCAGTTCGATTGAAAAGCCGTCTCTCAATCCAGTCATCGCCTCTTCCAAAGCATCTGAGCCGGCTGTCGTATTAGCAATCTTAAATGTTGCTGTCATTTCCTTGTCATTAACAGACATCGCAACGCTGCGGCCAATTCTCCTGGTGTTGTCATGTTCAAGATTTAAAAAAACATCCTGTGGCACAATTGATCCGCGAGCAAAAACAACTTTGCCCGTTGATGCATTTGCATGTTCGTTAAATGCAACAATGCGGCCGGTGATTGTTCGTGAATCGGAATCAGCTGCCGTAATTTGCATTGGTGTTGTTAGCTTCATGAGATCATCTCTTCCATTTGTCTGATTTCCTCGGTGGTAATCGCACCGATTTCAAATAAAATCTTGTAAATTTCTGCACGCTCTTTTTCAGATCCGCGCAAGTACGCTTTGAGATCAAATTCAACGCGCTGTGTTGATGGCGTAAAATCTGGCATTGATAAGCGGCTGGATAAGCTGTTCATCAACGGCAAAAGTGAAAAGTCCAACAAAGTTTGACGCGCCGTGCTGGCGTTTGCATATGTCATGGATGATCCAGTCGGCGCATCAATAAAGTAAGCCGGAATCCCCACGGCTCTTGCTAATTCTGTTGCAATGATTTCTCTGGCAGCATTAAGACCAATTTGCTCCGGTGTAAAACCAACAGTAGTCAATTCCACATCGGCGTTTAAAAATGCCGTGCCACGATTTCGGCGTGCGGCTCCCCATGCATCCAACAGCTTAGCGATGCGGTCGGCTGGCAACGCTGTTCCGTTAGATTTAAGCACCATCGATGGCACGGGTTCGCGCGCGTACATTGCGGCAGCTCTTTCAAGCTCTGCACCTGCGCGAATTGTGCGGCCTGCTCTGTTTAATAATCCTTCATCGTTTCCGTAAAACACAACAAGTGATCCAACACCGGTCATTGGCACGCGAGATCCATCGACTGTGTAATATTCAATTTGAGTGCCAATAGAATTCAAGAAAACGCCAACGCGATTGGGAGCAACGCGCCACATTTGGCGAACTCTGCCGGTGTCGGCAAACAGATCCATTATCTGAAAGTAAGAAAATCCCGTAAATAACAAATCCTCAGCTGCCCAACACCAAGAGGCTGCACCCGGCACGCGCTTATCTGGATCATTGATGACAACCGGTGAATCGATCACTTGTCCGGTTGCTTTGTCGCGTGTCACCATTGGAATTGTTGCAATGGAATTGCAGATCATGTTTCTAGCGCGAGCGATAGCCGGAACAGACATGGCTTCTTCGCGGCTGGCAAGATAATCCGCTCCACCAAATGGAAAGAAAGCATCAAGCGTTGGAGCTGGCCCAATTTGTGCAGCTACATCAGCTCCGCGCAATGGCACGACTGTTTCAATGGTGCGTTTGCGGTCAAATAATCCCATGCACCTATTTTCTCAAAATGTCAAGGATCAACCCACTAAAATGTCAATTTCCGTTTCTGGGCGTGTCGCAAAGTGTGTGCATAGCGCGGCTGCTACGGCAGCACAGACGGCCGATTGACTTGCACGCCTACCAATGACCCATCCGCCATCGCCACGCTTTAATTGCACAGCTGAAAGCATTTGATCGGTAAGTGCGGCTTGATTTCGGTGTTTGAGTCTGCCGCTATTAATTGCTCCCAAAAGCTCGTCACAACTTTGCGGATAGTCGGCATCCATATCGTGGATCGGGATGCCTGCCGGCTGCATACGCGCCGCAACGGCTCCACTTGTTCGCTTTGAATAAAGCAAATACTCGATGGGATACTTTCGGCAATAGCTTGCAGCATCATTGGCAATTGCTCGGTCATCTAGCTGGATACTGTTTTCCCATGTGTGCAAGAGCTTGACTACAAACGATTCTGATCCAAGTTTTTGAGCCGCTACCAATGCCGCGTGTTTTCTGTCCGGTGAAATATCAATCGCCATCCATGTGAGCTTATCCTCATCCAGATCAACGGTTTCATCTCCACACTCTTGCCATTCTTTCGATCCAACAATGCTGGAAATTGTTACAACCCATCTGTTTAAAACCTCGGTCATAACAACATCCGGTGGATCATTGAAAACGGCTCGGATATTGTCAGGATGGATGGTTATGTTTAATCCCGGATTTGCATAAGCTGCATTTTCCAAAGTGATTTCATCGGTTGGAGCCGACCATTCAAAATAACCCACATCATCGCTGGCTCCACTAGCTGCGGCCAAACCTCTTTCGCGTAGCTGGTTCAAAACCATTGAGTGAGAATCACCAGCTGAAGAGAAACAATTGACTTGCGGATTTTTCGCGGCCATCAAGGTATAGCGCATTGCGGCAAATGTTTCCATGTCGTGCAATTCTCGGATTTCATCCATGTGGATTGTTTCCGGTTTGCTCAATCCACGAGCTGCCGATCCACCAGCTTTGATAATAAACCGGCAACCTTCCATGGTTTCGATTTCCTCGGCTCCATGCTGCCAGCGAATACGCTTGACACGCTTTGCAAGATCGTCATGACTTTCAATGGTATGAACGATCGACCGAAATTGCTCCAGCGATGTAACCAACCGGTGAGCTGTGGAAACCTGCAACGATTCATTCCAATGGAAAAGGCCCATCATAATTCTGGCCATCATGTAGGTTGATTTTCCATTTTGCCTTGCAACGCTGGCCACCGTTACCGGATGGTAATAACGGCCATCGGGTTTCACCTTCAAGCTATGCTCGGCCAACCATTTTTGCCACGGCATAAAACCGCCATCGATGATCTGATCGGCAAAATCAATCAATTCAAAGCCACGCGATGGCAAATCATTGAGTGGTGTGTGGATTCGTGGAGCTGTTACCGGCAAAAAAACCGATTGCAGCCGATCTGAGACGATTTCAGCCGATGGTGCATCAACTATGACTTGTTCAGCCTTGATCATGACTTATCGACTCGTTTTGGGGTATAAACAACCCATGGAGAGTCGGGGGTGTTCCATCCGCCTCAAAAAATCGCCCACCTTTGCTCAAATTGCATGATTGGCACAATTGCCTCAAATTCCACACCTCATCGCCACCACCAAGCCTTTTCGGAATGATGTGATCTACGTGCATCTGGCCTTCAGTCTGGCCACACATCTGACAGCATTGATCACGCCTCAACACCATCTCTCGGATAGTACGCCAACGGCTGGTGCTACCGCCTTTCCATGCCTTGCTCATTAATGCCACCCATGCTTTTGCCAATGAGCCCATGCATTACAACTTGATCCATGCCGTGCTTTGATATAGCGCAAAGACCAGTCAATCATTCTAAATCCGTCAAGGTTTTGATATTTAGGATTGTTCATCTGGCCCAATCCGAAATGTTTGCCATTTGGATTAATTGCCTCAACTCTCCAATTACTTTCCTTTGTGATCAACATATTGAAACATTGGAATTGTTTGTAATTCACAATTCTTGAATGTGCATATAGCTTTAAAGAGTCTATTGATGTTGTTGTATTGACATCTTTTGTTGCGTTAGCCGGTGTTGTGCCAACAAGACATAGCACGGCCAAAACCATCAAACATCGGCCGCGAGCTATCCGGCTCACCGGCTCGCTACCTCGTGTAGATGGTAACGATGCTGTCAAATACCGAGCGTAATCTTGGGCGATTCCAACAGGTTTCGCACACCTGTGGATAAAGCCTGTGGATAACTTAGTCATTGGCTTAACTCAGCAATGCGAGCATCATCAACGATCTTGATTCCAAATGTGCCACAGCTCATGCATTGTGCAAACCATTCATGCGCTGTTAATTCTGCACCTTTCTTGAGGCCATGGCGTTGCTTTGGCTTTCCATAAAGCTTTGAGCAGATCGAACAATCAAACGACAGAATGTGCATAATTACTCCTTTGTAATGTCTCAATGGGTTGCAGATTGATTTGCGGCACCGACCAGTTGTTTTGGGATGGATTGCGATAACGCGGTTTTTTGCACACAGCTACTGGTATCCAGCCCACAATGTGCATCTTTGGTGAGTTGCCTACGACAAGCACGGCAATGTCTCGATCATGTCGATCCGATTCCTGAATCCACAAATTGGATGCTGGATTGGCTGACCATTTAACCTCAATGTGGTCTCCCACATCTGCTCTTGATTTGTCATGTGATTGTCCGGGTTTGTAGTCATAGCCCAATCGCTTTGCTACCACCCATTCAGCTGACATGGCCTCGGCCATCTGGGCCACATACTCAAACCATGATTTTGTTTTTTGCAACCTAGTCTCATGATCACCGGTTTTATTTGTGCAATGTTCAATTGCTGCAAAGTAACATTTGATTTCTTCCATGCGTGTGATCATCTGCAATCACCACAAAACCAAATGATGTTATCTGTTGAGTCATAGCCTTTTTGATAGCCGAATTTGTCAAATTTGGCAAGCTTTGAGCATTTGTCGCACTGTTCGATTTTGTATTCCTCGACAACCTCGCCTTTAAAGTAAAGACGGCCAATCATGCGCTGTGGATTAATGATCTCCATGAAATCACTCATACCTGCGGCTCCCATTTGCCTGTGCTGCGTAATACATACCAACGCGGCGTGCATTGCGTGGCCTTTGTGCGCTCTGTGCAGAAATAGCCGCCCCATGACTTTGGTGATCCGTCATGTGATTGTTTCCAAACCATTTGGCCATGTGAGCATGACGGCAAAGCATCTGGGATCCATGCAGAATCCTCAGCTGTTTCACCTGCCGCATCGACTTGCTCTCTTGTTTGGTAACTCGGCACATCGCCATGTTTTGTTGTCCAGTAGTCATAATCGGCTGCCGGTGTTTCGGTTTTGACCAATTGCATCACCTCTTTGGTGGCCTTTTCCGTGCCGCCCATGACCAAGGCCATCACGCGCATCAAAGCTGATGTGACAGTATCCTCGACAAACCAGCGTTTCATATTGGCGTTATAGGCAGCTTGGTAACCGTACGCATAATCAATGCCTGCCGGCTCGATCTCCGTTTGATTACGCCATGCCGCGGCACGGACAAGGATTGAGCCTTTTTCGGCATCAAAATTGACGATTGTGGCCTCAAGTCGGCCTTCTGGATAAGTCTTGATCCAGCGATCTGTGCGCTCTTTGTTGCCTTCATAGTTATCCAAGAATCCCATCACTTAGCCGCCTTTTGACTAGCTGCGATGTGGCGAGATACAGCCCGACCACGTGTATAGCCTTGTCGCTGGCCTTCTCTGTAACCGACTGAATAGGCCATAACAGCCCACAATGTACCTGCGATCAAACAAGTGATCACAATTGAGATTTCATTCATTTGTAGCTCCCGATTCTGGGAACAGCTAATCCGCTCCCAAAGAAAGAGTGACAGGCACAACCGACAAAATCAAGAATCACGCCTAAATTACGGCGTGTTGCTCTGTTTCTCAATGAGCTGTGTGTATAGATAATCCAAGCGTGCCTCGATGCGAGAGATTTGATCCTTCATACTCGATCCACCATTGGGCATTAATTCGCTCATTACCGATCTGATTATGATCCTCATTGACGAATAAACGGCTGCCAGTATTGCAATGACAAAACCACCAACAGCTGTCCATTCGCCCACGCTCACTTTTTAATACCAAATGTCACATCATTGGGATTGGCCCATCGAGCTAGTACCGGCACAATGCCAGCAACCAAGCCCATTGCCAAATCCTTTGGATTAGTATTTCCGGTCATATAAACAGCTAAACAACCTGCAACCGCGCTTCTTGCCCATGATGCGGCCGCTGCCTTAAATTGCTCCATTATTTTTCTCCTTTTGGTCGATCCGGTAAGTCACCGGCAAACGCTTCATAAGTTGGTCGGCCGTAACCCACCACAAATGATCTCGCTCCCAAACTCCTTGATTTAACCATAACCTCGCCGCCGTTGCGCTGATTTCCGCCGGCAGCTGATGTGTTGCCTTCAATAGTCACAATCTGCTTTTCTGAACAGCGGATCACCAAACCAATGTGATTTATGATTGTTTTGTCATCATCAACAAAATCAAAGAAAACAAAGTCACCGATCTTTGGTGTTGTGTGCCATTGCTTCAATTCTTTAAATGCTGAGGCTCCAACCCGGGTGCTGACTACATTTGGCACCTTGACTCCGGCTTGAGCTGCACACCAATTGAGAAATGATCCACACCATGGCAGCTTGTCGGCTTTCATAAATTTGCCATATTTTGTCTCATTGTTGCCGGTTTCGGCTGTACCAACCTCAGCTAATGCAACCTCAATCAAACGCGGCAAAGTGCCTTGTGGAAATGTCATTCTGTTTCCCATTCCGTCTCCACTATGGGTGCAACAAATTCATCGAGCGTTTCATCGTATGTGTATCCAATACCGGCATAGACACCGCGAAATGTTGCATTGTATGAGGTTTGAACCCATCGCCCACCAAAATGTTTGATACAGAATTCAATGCCTTTCCATTCTGATTCAATGCCATCATCATCAATTAATTCATTGTTATGAACAACAATCACATTGATCACAATGTTGTTTTCGTCAAGCTCTGCAAAGTGCGCCATTAGAATGTCACCGATCCGCTTCCTGTCCATTGGTAAATTCTGTAT